CAAACTCATGGTGTCAAATTAAAAACACCACCTGATAGTGCAGCCCAAAACTACACAATAATTTTGCCTGACAATCAAATAGATGCAAATAAAGTGTTAAAAGTAAAAAGTATTACTGGTAGTGGCGCAACTGCTGTTGGTCAATTGGAATATGGAGATGCACCATCAACAGTAGTTAGTGACATGGATGCAAGTAATATCACAAGTGGTACTTTACCTGGTGATAGGTTTAATGCATTTAGTGCAAGTGGTGGTGCTGGTTTAGTTTTAATTGGAAAATCAACAGTGCCTACAGATAATACTCATACTTCAATTGAGTTTTCTTTAGAAGATAATACTTTATATAGATTAGTTGGTAAGAATATTACACTTTCAGCTAATAATGACTATTTACAATTTGAATGGTTAGATAGTAGTGACCAAATACAAACTGATATAATTAATACAAATTACAGATATAATGCATCCGTATATAGTGAAAAACAAAGCTATGTAGTACCTAGGGATAACACAAGTTATATGGGTACAAGATTTTCATTCATAGCAACAATTAGTACTAAAGCATATTTTAACTATATGATAGTTAATCAGCATGCGCCAGGATATAATGGTAATTATTGTGATTCTTATTCAATGTTTGACCACGAATCTACTAACGGAACAACAAAAAGTATAAATAAAATTAGATTAAAAACTAACAACAGTAATTATTTACAATCTAATACGGAAATAATACTTTATAAGTATAATGAATCTTAATAAAAAACATGTCAAAAGTAAAAATTAACGAGATTGAAGCTTTAACCGCTGATTTAACAATCACACCTAACGGTACTGGTGTTATGGAAATAGCAGGAGAAGATGACAGTGGAACGCTTCAACTAAACACTGCAAGTCAATCTAACAAAGTAAAAATTAAAGCACCCTCTACAGCAGAAAATTATACGCTGGTTTTACCAACAACTGATATTGATTTATCAACTAATAAAGTTTTAAAAGTTGATTCTATAACAGGTAGTGGTAGCACAGCAGTAGGGCAACTAGGTTATGCAGACTTACCAGCAGAAGACGGTAATAATTTAAACGCTTCTAATGTGACAAGTGGTACGTTACCAAGTGCAAGAATACCAAGTCCACTTCCAGCAGCAACAGGTGCTGCATTTAAGTTAATTTCAACTACTACCATTCCATCTAATACTTATGTTTATCAGTTAGAGTGGGACTTGGATGATAATTGTATATATAAATTAATTGGAGAAAATATTACTAATGGTGATGGCTCTAATTACAATACTAGCTACCCGAGTGATGGTCTAAAAGTTTATATGGTAAACGGATCAACTAATGCAAATAATAGTCTTAATTACACCAGTTTTAGGGCATCTTTTAATACAAGTTCCACGTCTCATGGCGCATCTGGAGGAGATTCAACTGGAAGTTATATTCCTCTGTACACAAAGGCAATGACAAATACTGCCCAATCTTATAGTTCTGATTTTATAATGGAATTTGCAACTGGCGGTTATAATGCATGGTTGTATGCTATATTGAGAGAATTTGGGACTTCTTCATATTACGAAGATAACTGGAATGAAACAAGGGCTTCTATTTATCACGGTCAATCATCACCGTCATTTACAAAATTACGGTTACAGCAAATAGGTATAGACGGTAACTATAATGCAGATTCTTTCACAGTTGGTGCTGAGTTCCGATTATATAAATACATGGAGGCATAAAAATGTCAAAAATAAAAGTTGACCAAGTAGAAAGCAGTAGTACAAATGTAAAACTAGCTGCTAAAGGGTCTGGTATACTTAAAGTTAAAGGTGCTGGTGGCGCAGACGGCACTTTACAATTGTCAAGCGGTTCTAATGGAGTAAAACTAAAATCACCGCCACATAGCTCAGGGCAGTCATATACTATGATTTTGCCTGATAATAACATTGTTCAAGATGCTTTTGTAAAAGTTAAAAGCGTATCTGGCACAGGTACAAATGCTGTTGGACAATTAGAATATGCAACTCAAGCAACAGTAGATAAAACAAATTTAGACGCTTCAAACTTTACCAGTGGTAAACTAGCGTCTGCAAGAGTTGATTCAAGTAGTTTACTTACGGGTGCTAATGGTTATGGCTTAACATTTATATCTAAAGGGTCTGTTACTGTTGATAATAGTGTTAGCGAAATATCTTTTACTAATTTAGATGCTGATAGCAGATATTGGGTATTAGGTAAAAATATAAAAACCAGTTCTTCTGATACGCAAAATCTAAGATTTACTTTCCTAGATGGTAGTAATAATGCTTTTTCTACCATATATGGTGTGGAATATAGAGATCAACCATTTTATGGAAATTATGTTCAATCAACTAGCGATACAAATAGTTTTGGAGCATGTCATTTATCTGGTTATTACTTTGGTGAAAAGCATGGTTTTGTTGGTGAATTTAGCAATAAAGGAGGATTTGCTTTTTTTGAAACATTAACATATAGTACAATAGAGTCTAGTCCCTCATCTCCTAGAGTTAATCGTTTTAAGAGTTTTGTACAAATAGATAGTTCAACACGAGGAGTCAAATTTACGCCAAAAGATCCAACCACACAATATTTTCAGTCTGGTACTGAAATTTTACTTTACAAAATGGAAGCATAAAAATGTATAAAATAGTAGATGGTGTAACCATCGCAATGACAAATGAAGAGATTGCTGAACTAAAAGCATCTCAACCAACTGCAGATGAAATTACTGCTGAAAAATGGGTAGGAATACGAGCAGAAAGAAATGCACGTCTTAATGCAACAGACTGGAGAGCAACTACTGACCGTACATTATCAGATGATTGGCGAGATTATCGTCAAGCATTAAGAGACGTACCAGCACAAACTGATGTAGACAATATTGTTTGGCCTACAGAACCTAGCTAATGCCTATAAAAGCACCGATTGAAATACCAATCATACAAATTCCACCTATTGAAGAAATAGAAACAATATCTATACCTCTTCCCACAGCCGAAGTACCTTTTTATACTCCGTTGGTTATACCTCCTAGTGATTTACGAGCAACGGAGCAAATACAAATACAAACAGATACATCTATTGATAACTATGAGATAGATGCTAAAGCAACTGAAGGTACTTCTACTAAACCAAGCACCCAACCTGGAATGAGAACAGTTAATTTGTTTTCTACAAATGTAGAGATACCACTTCCAGAAACTGAAATCTTAATTACAGCAACAACAACAGCAGTTGCTTCGGTAGCTGCTGCACTTACTGCTACTGCTGTATTTAACTGGGTTGTAAAAATTATGAAACCAGTTATTAAAACAACTTGGAAAAAGATACGTGGAAAAAAACGAACAAAAACCTGATATAGAAAAGAAAGGTTTATTAAAAAAATTAAAAGAGAATGTAGATGACCACGATGAACAAATGGCAATTCTTGGTGCAGCAGTGCGTCTTGGAGTTGTTGTTTGGTCTGGATTTATTATTACTTTAAATTATGTCGAGTTACCTATGGTTAAAAAACCTTTAGGAGCATCCTCTGATATAACTTTTGTGGCTTCGATTTTTACGGGAGCCCTAGCAACTTTCGGGCTCTCTACTGGTAACAGTAAAAAGAACGGAAACGGCACAACAACCAACACAAACCCAAAAGCATGAAAAAACTAATCTTGCTTTTAGCTCTGTTAGCACCAAGCATAGCTAGAGCCAATACAGTAACGCCTCAGTTTACAACTGGGAATATGACCTCAACCACAGTTTCAACCCAAACAGTAAAGGAGGTTACAAAGAAAGAAATCTTTGGATCTGCTGTTAATACATGGTCTGGTACTAACGTAACTGCATCTGCAGACATAGCTGGAGCTGCTACAAAATTTTCAATTAAAGATGACACAAAAGCATGGCAGTTAGAAACAACTACTAGAGCTGCTGGTCTTATAGAAAAATGGGACATCACAACAGACTATACAATAAACTCCACCACAAACTCCTTCTCTGTATTCTCACAATAGGAAGTCCAGTCTTTGCGGAAGGAGATACACATAATAATGCCACACCCGTAGCTGCCGCGACAGGTAATGTCACAAATAGTGCGGTGCAATTCCAGAACAATGGAGCACCTTCTAGACAGCAGTTTAGTAACGGAAACTCGTGCAATGGAAGTACTTTAACATTTAGCCCGTTTTATATGGGTAATGATGTTCAACCTGAGACTGAAGATGGATATGTCATAAACGAAAACTGGGGAGTTCAACTCGCATTTATGGTTCCCCTTAATCGTGATCTGACTAAGCAATGTGAACGCATCGCTGCACTTCATGAACGGAATATGAAACTTTCACAAGAAATGACAAGAGCACTTAAATGTGCAGAATTACAACAGAA